CTTAACTCAAAACCAAAATATCTTTCGAGTCCATAATTAATTTTTCGAACTATAGGAAGTATAGTCTCCAAATAATATAGTCGCATATTTGGGCGAATGTTAGCGTTGTTACCAGAATCCATCAAAATTGGAGGGATTCCGAGCGCCTTTAAAATTATCTTTTCATTTTCTGAAATTGCAGATTGAAAATCCAATTCTTTAAAATTTACATTTGAGATCTTATCGACCTCGATTCCGCCATCTAAGATAAGTGGTCGTTTTCCGCCCGCATCTGGACGGTATCTTTCTTGCCAAGAAACCATCATTCGTTCTTTGATTTTCTCAGAAAGTGTATTTGGTGATTTAAGTACTAGACCTGGAACTGCTCCGTTCTTGAAAAAGTTATCCTGAAAATCTCTCATTCTCTTCATCAAAACCATAGTACGTAACGCTGGCTTTAAACGAGGAACTCCACGATAGATAGAGTGAAAAGAGTTTTCTTTAATATGAATAATTTCATCAGGGCTAAACGTAGTATCAAACATTGTAAACTTTTCAATATAAGTTTCTTTGTCTGCGTGTATCTTTACATCTGTAGCAGGTAAATGATAGAGATGCGCCCCATCAAAATACATAAAGATGTTACCATCAAGTAAAAAATCAGTAATAAGATTACGTTTAAAAGTATTAATATCTTGGTAAGGGTTAGGAGACTTGTTAAGAAGAGTATCTACCTTAGAAGCTTTAACTCCTGGAACTACACCCCTAAAAGCATTGTCTCGAGAAACTAAAGTATGAATCTCTGCTACGTCATCAACGATCATATTTACGCCGCGATTAACGATTTCTAGATCTTCATAGGCTCTCTCATAACTTAGGGTTAACTCTCTTGAAGATTCTGTTTTACCGCCGCCAATAGTATATTGAGCAGGATTCAGTTTCTCCTCGACAGGTTTGTTACCAAATAAGTTGTTATACCATGCCATTATGTTTTTCTCTTTGAATCTCTACCCACCGCATCTGCTTTTTAGCAGTTCCCAGCCCAGGGTCTTTACCGTAAATTGAGTGAAGTTTTAAATGGTGAGTATGACACAGTGTCACTGTGTGGTCGTATAACTCAGCATGATGCTCTTCTATAAAGTCATCCCGAAGTGCTTGAATGTACTCAGGATTATGTTTGTTCTTTGTTAACCATTGATTCAACAAAGGAGTTAAACTGTAAAAGTGGTGAAAGTCTAACTGCTCTGTCTCACCACAAATCTCACAAGAGGAACCCTTTGCATACTTGGACTTTGCCTTATCTCGTACATATTTTACTACATCGCGTTTTAGCTTAGGCATTTTCCTTTGGTTCCTCGATTTTTCATTTAAAGAATTATATCGGCTTTGGGGTGACTTGTCAATAACTATTTTTGAGTAGGTATCGCTAGAAGGACACTTGTGAGGTTTGAAATGAATAAAGTGCGTAACGCATACCATCTGCCATGTGCGAAGCCATGTTGTGCTTCGGTTTTTCCTTCATTAGATTTGGGTTAGGATCCCACTGATACGCGTCAAGACAAGTTAGTGATTGTTTACACTCTTGGTCGACATAGAGTTTATCATTATCAATAATTGCAGATACATGTCCAATGCCGTCAAGTACAGACTTTTTAGCGTTAATAGTACTAATATCATAGTTCTGTGCAAAGTCAAACCGAGTTTGCTGTGCGGCGGAATCAATATAGATATAGTCAATATCCCACTTGTCAATCAACTTTTGTATCTCTACTGCGTGTTGCTCAGTAGTACGTTCATTATTCATATATTCGTCTACCAGGTAGTATTTATCCTCATCCCAGTCATAGGCAATTACACACATTGCTGTTGGATCTTTGAAACCTACGTCCAACCCCGCAAAGACGTCCATATTACTGGTATCAAACTGAGATAGATCTTTTACCTGTGTCTCGAAGTTGAACTTCCAGATCTGCCCTTCATAAGTATTAAAGTCAGCTTCGTACTCTTGCTTAAACTCTGCTTCAGACATCGACTTTCGTGCTTCTGAAATATCGCTTTCACTCATTCGAGGATTATCACGATAGGTCGCGCGTATGCTACACCATTCGGGAAAGTCTTCTGAGTAACCTCTGTAGAAGAACTCAGAGAACCAGTTATTACGACCCCGTGGTGTGGAAATAAAGATTGCTTTAGAATTTGGTTTGTCCAGAGTAGGACGAAGAGCAACGTTGAAGGCATCCTTGCCGTCAGCGAGTGCGGCCTCATCAAAGATGATAAGGTCATAAGATCTACCTACACAAGAATCGACCTGATTAACAGAACCCATTCTTACAGTAGACCCATTAGAGATTTCGATAACTTTATCCTTGGCGTTATCTTTTGTAACCTCTAAATCAAAATGTTTAATTAGATTTCTCTGTAGATCGAAAGAGATCTGAGACAAAGAGTAGTTGGGAGACATTATTAGAATATTGGAGCCAGGTACCAAAGACACGAGCTGTCCAATGATATTGGCTATGTAGGTTTTACCTTGTCTGCGCGAGACTGCGGCAGAGACAAAACGATACTTTGGATCGTTAATCGCATTGATAATTGCTATCTGCGATGGTAAGGGAGTGACATTCAATAGCTCCAGGTACGGAGCTATTGGAAGTTTTAGAAACTTTGTCTCAGATCTTAATTCAACTATTTCGTCAGAGATAATATCTCTGCGGCTTACTTCTACTGCCATATTAATCTTCTTTTATGATTGACCAGATTCCCCAAGCTAAACCAGCCCAGGCTAATAGATTTCCAAACAGTAGAACTGCTGTGGAAACACCTATAAGTATTAATGCATCTTTTTTCTTTAGTAATTTATGCAACATGAGTGCCTCTCTTTTTATGTCCGTTCCAAGCTACAAATCCTGCTAAACGTAAAGACCAGTATGCGAGGTAGTTAAGAACTCGAAAACCATTAACTTCGATGCAGATGTCTCGGAAGATTCCATCCATAAACTTCTGATCATGATAACCGATATCGCTTCCATCTTTCTTCATAAGAGTTGCATACTTGTACCCATAATCGTGCACTAGGCCACCCATAAGCAGTACTCCTACTGGTGATAAGAAAGTTGCGAGAAACTTAGGAACAGATGCTCCATCAAACTCAAACCCCGCAGGAATCTTATACTCTACGTCATTGAGAGTATAGTTAAAATCTTGTTCAATTTTCCATTTGCGTGTACCCATTAACCACATTAGGATACCTTTCCAAAAACCTTTATCTTTTGTCTTTATAGGTAAAGGTGACATAACTGGCATAAACTTATATTTAAAGCCTACCAGTGTTTCTTCTTTTTTATCTACTTTGTTTACTATAAAACCAATAAGTACTAATACTGCGAGTATTGTCCACTGCCAAAAATTCATGGCTAAATCAAGTAATAGTTCCATTATTTCTTCCCTGCATATGCGTTGGCTCCAAAGAATGCTGAAACCAGGGCTGCGATAGCTACAAAGTAAGTGGGAGCAATATCACCGATTATTTTAGCGGCGCTATCTAATCCGAATAATGATGTGCAAAATATGCCGAAAGGATAAAGTAGCATTCCTGCTAAGGAAAACCATGTCATCTTTCGCATTGCATCACGCTGTGCATCTTGGTCTTCAAGCTCTTTGCGTTTGAATTCCATATACATTTTTTGTTCGGCGTCGGAAACTTCTCCGTCACCATTAGTGTCTGCTGGATGAAAATTCTTATCGTCTACCATTTTTAGTTGTCTACCAATACTATATCGAACGTGCTCGATACGCCTGACTGTTGTGCAGCAATACAGTCTATTCTTATATCTGTCTTCTCACTAAATTTTAAAGGCACCCGGTAAACGTGGTCAACGGTCTGGCCCCCTGCTGCGTAAAATCTTCCCTTGATTCGAAAAATGCCCCCATCTGTAATCTCTCTTGTGAGCACACTATATATCATAGCGGAGTTAACAGACGCCTTATCAGAGCCCATAGTTATATTTAACAAGTAACCCGTCTTACCGGCGGGAACCGTATATACTGCCATTAAAGTCTGGTTGGTATCTTCGAGAATCTTTGCAACAAGAGTACCTCCCAGGCTTAAAGTGACATCAGCATCATTATTAGTATCTACCATGTATGCGCGAAAGATACGAGAAAAAGTACTGACACTGCTAGAGCCTATCGCTACAGTCTCGTTTTGTAGGTTATATGTGGCATCTAAGCCTTCCACATAGACATTTGCACCAGAGTTTGCCGTAGACGCAACTGCAACAACACTTGCTGCAGGGTACGGATATGTCGTGGTACTGGAGTTACCGTCCCAGATAGTGCCAGAAGTTACGTCTCCGTCTGTTGCCCCAAACTTATTTATATGAAAGTAACCTTCTAGATTACCTGCGGCCAGGTCAATATTATTACTACTACCAACATTCACTACGGGTAAGGGGTTATTAATGGTACATACATCACCGTTTGAGTTTGCATTTACTACAACGTCATATTGTGGGGCTATTTTCCCCTGTACGTGATGCTTATGTGTTTTACTCACCATTTTACTTTATCTGCCCAATATGCTGCTGACATTTTGCCTTTAGAGATATTCTTGGCGTGTCGTGCTTTGAAAGACGCCCTCTTCTTTTTCATTGCTTCGGATTCTCCAGCCTTCGGCTTCCCTGCCGTTTTAGCTCCCTGCTGGCCGAAACGAA